ATCTCTATTCAAAGTTTGCAGTATTAGATGATGATGGACAAGTAGATTATGTAAAGCAGTCTATGTTGTTTAGAGAGAATGAGAAAAGATGTTACGATTATATAAAAGAAAATAAACCAGAACTATTAAAACAATAAAACTATGAGAATATATATAGAGGATTACTATGGTAATGACATAGTAGTATTACACATTAAAAACACAAATCATACAGAAGAAGTTTTACATAATATTATAGAAACAGATGAATATAATATAGCAGATGTAGATGATGATGAACACGGAGAATATATAAGAGTACAATTAACTAAAAACTAAATAACTATGACAACAAATGAATATTTAAAAATCTTTGGGCAAGAATTAGCCGAAGAACATATCAAGAAACTTAAACAAGAAAACGGAGTAAGAGATGTGAATGTGGATCAGTTTATAATAAACACTGAACTATTTTTAGAGAGAATGAAAAAACTAAATAAATAAAATTATGAAAACAAAAATTGAAATACAAATAATAAGTTATACTGATAACAATGGTAATATTGTGTATGACTTTGAGGGAATGGCTGAAGAATTTGAGAATAAATTATCACAATTAGATGAAAGGGTGGTGGTAATGTGTTCAGTAGATGAAAAATAAACTTTAAAACAATAAAATTATGGAAACAAGAAATGATTTAGAATACGCAAATTCTCAACCAAATGAGAATGAATTAGAAAAAGAAAGATTAGTAACAATATCAAACAGAAGTGTATATCATAAATACGCAGAGGTAACTATACCTATACCTAAACATATCAAACAAGATGATGTAGCAGATTGGTTATTTGAAAATGAACATTTATACACAGATGATTTAGATCAAGCAATAAGTGAAGCAGAGTTAGATTTTGGCTTTGGACTAGGGGGTGGTATGGATGAGAAAGATGAAGAAAGCGAAACGAGGTATGATATAGAGGGAGAAAAATATGGGGGACATTTATAAACAATTAAAAACTAAAATTAAATAAAATGAAAATAAAAATAAAAACAAAAGAGTTAGCAAGGAAACTAACGAACAATAAATTAATGGAAATATATGGAGAAGAGGCAGTGTTTGAAGATAACTATGATGAGTTTTATGGTAGGAAATATAGAAAAGAAGTTATGAGTGATGCTAATAAATACTTTGACTATTACTATGGTAAAATCAAAGAGTGTATAGTATACCCATTTAAAGAAGGGGAGACTTATTATACCATCAAGAATGGGGAGATTATTGAAAGTTGTTGGGATGATGTTAGTGAAGAAATGTATAGAGCAGATCCAGATATAAGGTTTTTTAAAAAAGAAAGTGTAGCACTTATGTATATGGTACAACACAGAAATGATGAACAAATTAAAATGCTTAAACAAGATGAGTAGTTTCTGGGAAAATATGGCTATACTTGGGCAAGTATGCTTTATGTATATATGTTTATGTATAACAATTATGTGGGCTTATATGGTGTTTATTGTAATAAAACACATTTTAATAACTATAAAAAATAATATAAATGAATAGAATAAATATAAAGGACATGGGGTTATCTGTTTCACTATCTCCAGATCCAGATCTGTCAACCTCTGCTTGTAGTGATTATGTAAAAGAGGTGAGATTAAAAAAGATTATAAAACAAACAATACACGATCCAGAAGTGATAAGTAAACTGAAAGGTAAAAAAGGTTTTGGTAAAACTGACTATATGGTTTCTAAAAAAATTAGCGATATGGTTGACTTTAAAATACAGAAACTAAACAAAGATCAGTTAGAAAAATATATTAAAAAAATAGATCAAAACGAACCTCTGTTTAAGTGTATATTTGAAATGAAAAGAGAGGGAAATAGGTGGTAAAGTAAAAAAAACTTTCAGAAACTATTGTAAAAGTGAAAAAATATTATTAATATTGTATATAATTTAATTTAAAAAAAGAAAATATGTCAAACTTAAAAACCATAAATATCAAAGGGAAGAGTTATGTAGAAGTATCAGAAAGATTAAAATACTTTAGAAATAACTATAAAGATTATTCATTAACAACTCAAATTATAGAATGCACAAGCGATCAATGTGTAATGGTAGCAAACGTTGTAGATCCTAGTGGAAGGATCGTGGCTACTGGACATGCACACGAAACAAAGAACTCAAGTTATATTAATAAAACAAGTCATGTGGAGAATTGTGAGACATCTGCTTGGGGTAGGGCATTAGCTAATTTTGGTATAGGAATAGACTCAAATGTAGCATCTGCTAATGAAGTTCAGATGGCCATAGCACAAGAATCTACAAAGACAAAACCAAAGGGTAAGAAAAAAATGACTACTAAAATATTTGAAGCCATGTTAAAATCAATATCGGATGGGCATCCAGATTTAGTTAAAGATCATATGCACAAATACGATATGACTGATGCACAAAAATCAACCTTAGAAGAACAACTATAAAACCATTAGATATGTTTGAAACATTTATAAAGAAGTTTCGTTCAGACGAAAACTACTACACAGACTTTGATTTTATTACAAACTCACAACTGGGTTTAATATCAAGAAGTCCTGCAACTTATGATCACTATAAAAACAATCCAAGCATGAGGCCAGAAACTAAAGCACTAAAGTTTGGTAGAGCCTTTCATATGTGTATGTTAGAACCAAAGAAATTTGATGAAAGGGTTGTTGTAGAGCCAGATGTAAACAAAAGAACTAAGGCGGGTAAAGAAGAGATCGCTAAGTTTAATGAGGACAATATAGATAATACCATACTAACAAGAGATGATCATGAGTCATTAATAGGAATGAGAAATAGACTATTCTCATCACACGAATGTATGAATTTATTATCTAACGGAGAGGCTGAAATTCCACAAGTATGGAAAGATGAGGATGTAGATGTCTTGTGTAAATGTAAGGCAGACTATTGGAATAAGGATAAAAAAATATTAGTTGATATAAAAACAACTACAGACGCAAGTCCAAGTGGCTTTAAGTTATCTGTAAAAAAATACTCTTATGATAGACAATCCGCTTACTATTCTGATGGATTTAATGCAGACCGATTTATATTTATTGTTATAGAAAAAACGGCTCCATATAATATGGGTATCTATGAGTGTAGTGGAGAAACTTTAGAGGTTGGTAGGGATAAGTATAAATATCTATTGGGTGTTTATAAAAAATTCTTTATCAACTCTGAAATAGATCCATATGAATTTGTACATCAAGAATTAATTTAAAAATAAAAAAGCCATGAGTAAACTACTTAAAACAATGAAGGAAAATAAGATTACAAGAAAAGAAGTTGGACATATAACTGGGCTTTCTTTACCAACATTAAGGAAGTATTTAAAATCTCCAGATCTATTTTCTTGTAGAAGTGCTAACCAAATTATGAAAAAACTAAAAACCGAAGACTATGAAGAAACTTTTAGAAAGTTATTTAATATTGAAAAGTGATATGATCACAGATCAATTTAATAAGTTGGTTACTGCGGTAGGCAGTTACCATACTATACCACCTAAAGAACTTATGGTTCTTTCAGGAAGAAAAAGGGAAATTGTTCAGGCTAGAAATTGTGCATGTTATATTATGAGAACAGCACTTGAGCTACCGCTTGAAGAAATTGCTGAAAGGCTGGGCTATAAGTCACACGCTTCTGTTGTTCATGCTATAAAGATGCACGAAATGGACATGAAGTTTGACAAATCTTATAGTGAAAAGTATCACTCTATTATGGAGTGTTTAGTGGAGGATAATCACAATAAAAAACCCGTCAAGATAGACGTTTCTGAGGACACAATGAGAATGTTTCATCTCAGGTTGTTATCTTTTGAAACAAGGCTTGATGAATTAAGTAAAATGTTTAATCAATAAATTATTAATTATGGAAAAAAATGAAACTGTTTACTGTGGAAACGGTAAAGAAAAAAGGTTTGACGATGGAGGATCTATCGTTAACTTTAGTGTTGACTTAATGAAAATTAAGGATCACGTTTATGAGTACAAAGGTAAGAAGTATGTAAACCTTACTATGTGTGCTAATAGAGATGGTGAGAATGAGTATGGTAAGACTCACTATATTAAAATCAACGACTTCAAGCCAGAGGCTAAAACCGAAAAGGTTGAAGAACCATTACCATTTTAATTAAATGAATGATTAAGGGGAGTGCTCGTTGTAAGTAGCGGTTATTCACTCAAACGTACATGTAGTTAATTCAAGCATGTGAGAGCTCCCCTTTTTTATTAAAGAAATATAGAAGGGTGTCTTTAGTAGATTACTTATAATAAATCATGTCCATAATCTACGACTGTGTTCTAAAAGGCACCCCTCTAATTAAAACTAAAAACCTATATGTATTTAAAACTAAAAAACAATATGTCCGTAGACAGTAATGCTATAATAAGCTTTACTATGATGGATAAAACTATACACATATTAACTAAATATAGTGATATGCCTGTAGTTGTTACGTATAATTCAGAAGAGGATTGTAAACAAACCTATCTAAATTTAGACACACACTTTAAATCAAAAAGTCTTCATAAGGAAAGAAGGGTTATAAAAGAGTCTGACTCAGATCTAAAAACAAAAGAAGCTTTATTTAAAACATTCTGGGATTCTTATAATAAAAAGATAGGTACGCATAAGTGCAAAGAAAAGTTTATGAGATATAGTATTACTAATATGGGTAAGATAGTATCTTCTTGTATAGAGTATGTAAGAACAACTCCAGAAATTAAGTATAGAAAAAACCCTTTGACTTGGTTAAATGGAGAATACTGGAGGGATCAAAAAGAAATAACAAAAGAAAAAGTAAAACAAGATTTTGATGTAGATCAATTATTTAGATAATGAGTTTAAACAACGATAGAATAAATATAGATAACAATAACTCCGAGGAGGTTAGACTTGTGTGTAGAAACTGCTCACATGATCGTAAAAAGAAAAACGAAAAATGTCTAGCAGTAAATGGAGAGTCTGGTGCGTATGTTTGTCATCACTGTGGAGACAGTGGTATATTAAACACTCATAAAACTTATACAAAAAAAGAAAAGATCCAGTATAATAGACCGATATTAAGTAACACTACGGATCTTTCTGATGAAACCTTACAATGGTTTAGCACTAGGGGTATAACACAAAGTGTTATTAAAAGAAATAAGATAACACAGAAAAAAGAATACATGCCTCAAGTATCTAAAGAAAGGCAAGTGATATGCTTTAATTACTACAGAGATGGAGAGCTTATTAATATTAAATATAGAGACGGAGAAAAGAATTTTAAACAAGTAAAAGATGCTGAAAAGATATTTTATGGACTAGATGATATTAATGATTGTGAACAAGTTATTATAGTAGAGGGAGAAATGGATAAGTTAGCTATGGAAGTGGCTGGTTATATAAATTGTGTTTCTGTTCCTGATGGTGCACCTAATCCTGGTACAAAAAACTTTAATAATAAATTCTCTTATTTGGATAATTGTTGGGAATATTTTGAGAACAAAGAAAGAATATATTTATGTACAGATAATGATGTAAATGGAAGAGTTCTGTTAGAAGAAATAAGCAGAAGACTTGGTAGGGAAAGGTGTTATATAGTAAAGCTACCCGATGATACAAAGGACGCTAATGAAATGCTACTTAAAAAGGGTCCAGTAGGAATAGCAGAAGCTATATCTAACGCAGAGCCCTACCCAGTTGATGGTGTGTTCACTGTTAATTCTGAAAAAGAATATATGATTGATGTGTTTAACAACGGTAAGAAGAAAGGGTTAACAACTGGCTATAGTGTTTTAAATAATCATTATACCTTAAGAACCTCAGAGTTAGATGTGTGGACAGGTATACCAGGATCAGGAAAAACTATGATGGCTCTACAAATAATGCTCAACGCATCTGTTATGTATGGATGGAAGTGGGGAGTATTTTCTCCAGAGAATTATCCTATTGGAGATTTGTTTGATACACTAGCAGAGATGTATATAGGGAACACCTCTGATCTTGATGTGGAAGATAGAATGAGTATACATGATTATGAAACGGCTATAAACTTTTTGCACGAACATTTCTTTGCTATATATCCTGAAGATGATTTTTCTTTAGACAATATACTATCAAAGTTTAAACACCTAGTAATGAGGTATGGAATAAAAGGTTGTTTACTAGATCCATTTAATCAGCTGGACCATAACTTTAAGGGTAAAGATGAGACTACTTATATAGGAGAATGTTTAACAAAGATAAGAAGGTTTGAGCAAGTTAATGATCTTAAGTTTATTATAATAGCACACCCTAGGAAAATGGATAGGGATGAAAGAGGTGGCTATAAACAACCAACTGCCTATGATATAAGTGGTAGTCAGAACTGGTTTAATAAAGCAGATAATGTTATCTGTATACATAGAAACGATTCTATGGATATAAGCAACACCTCTGTTAAGTTTACAGTTCAGAAGGTTAAGTTTCAAAAGCTTGTAGGTATACCAGGAGAAGAAGAACTTAAGTATGATAGAAGATCTGGTAGGTATTTAGACTTTTCTAACTCCTGTCCTTTAGATACAATAAGTGGTACTCACAGTGTTTGGTCTAGGATAGAAAATACTTTTAGATAATGAGAGAAAAAAGATATGAAAAACAAATAGATAGAAACAGGCAGTCTAAAGCACTATCGCAATTATGCAAGGAGCACAGGCTGGGGTTTGTAGAACTAGAGTCTTTAAGCAAAGTGGATGCTGTCTTATTTGATGAGAAAACATTAGGAGAGGTTGTGAAAGGTGTTAACGAATCAATAGGAGAAAAGAATTATGTTAGGGTTTCTGTTAGAAAATTACATCACTGTCAAAAACAACAGATAGAAGAGGGTAGACCCGTTTGTATTGTATGGGCCTTTTATGATGGTATAGGTTATATATGGGTTAAAGATATTGAAGGATCTGTTAAATGGTTAGGGATGAAAAAAATAAGGCCTGGGTCTCTATGGGATAGAGAGCTCATGTTTTATATGAATCAAGATAAATTAAAATATGTATTATATGAAGAAAATAATGTTAATAGCGATAATGCTGGGGAGTCAGTTGTTCGCACAGATAGATAACGGAACTTATTATTGTAATGATATTCATAACAGCTTATCTGAAGATCAAATTGTTGTTCACACAAGTCCTGTAAATGGGTACTCGTACTTATATATAGATGAGTACGGAATTAGAATAAAGCACAATAAGAATATAGGTTTTTATTATCCATGGGCTTATATAGGAAAATTTGTAGGCTATCAAACATACCTATTAGATAATGGGGATAAGATTGTGTTGGCTCCAGAAATAAATGGACTCTATCATTTTTATGACAGACAGGATGATGAAAAAGAATATAAAAAATTAACTGAATATCGTAATGTTCAAAAGAAGAAGTAGAAATAAAAAAGTTAGAAATGCTACAACAAATACCTATAAAGGTATTAAGTTTAGATCTAAATTAGAAAGATTTACTTATCAGTATTTAACATCTTGTAAAGTTCCTTTCGATTATGAAAAGGTTAGGTTCACTGTTATGGACCCATTTAAATATGAAGGAGAGTGCATAGAAAAAAAAGTAAGTAAGGGTAAGAATGTTTTCTTTAAAGTTTCAAACAGGATATCTAAAGCAACTTATCTACCAGACTTTGTTAATTTAGATCAAGGCTGGATCATAGAATGTAAAGGAGTTAGAACAGAAGCCTTTAATTTAAGGTGGAAGATGTTTAAAAAATCACTTGTAAAAGAGAAAAAAAATTACGATCTTTATATGCCTGGTACTCAAAAACAAGTTGTTGAGACTGTGGAAATGATAATTAAAAAAAATAAAGATGTTAAAAGGAATATTAAATAAATTAGTTGGTGACGCTGGAAACATTATAGATAATGTAGTTACTACTAAGGAGGAGAAAATGAAGCTAAAGAACGAGATGAAGAAGATGCTTCTTGACTCTGAGAATGATTTACAAAAAAACGTTACTGATCGTTGGACCGCAGACATGAAATCAGATAGCTGGTTGAGTAAAAATGTACGGCCAATGACCCTTATATTTGTGCTAGTATGCACTATGTTATTAATCTTTATTGATGCTGGAACTATAGAGTTTCATGTCGAAGAAAAATGGACGGATCTGTTACAATTAGTTTTGATAACAATCGTGGGATCCTATTTCGGAGGAAGGTCCATCGAAAAGTTAAAATCAAATAATAAAAATAAATAAAATGAAAGAAAATAAATTAGACGAAAAAGAAATATCAGAAATTAGAAATGCAAGAGCTGATAACGGAATGATAGCTTACGAAATGGGTAGGTTAAAAATTGAAGTTATAAACCTTGAGTCTAGATTAGACGATCTAGATAAGATGGAAGAAGACATGGTGGCTAGGTATAAAGGCAATGTAAAAAAAGAAATGAAAATGACCTCTAAGCTTAGTAAAAAATACGGAGAGGGCTCAATAGACCTAGAGAAGGGCGTATTTATATCTTCAGAGAAGAGTAATATCATACTACCTAAGTAAAAGAAAAACCCGCTAACGGGGAGTTAACGGGTCTTACAAACTAAAAACCATGAAAAACAGATGTGTTTCACATTATCAAAGATAATAAAATATATTATATATAACAATATATTCCTAAAAACTTATTAACAACTTATTGGTGAAGACGCTTTATCGAAATCAATATATGTTATATTAACTTCCTCTCCATCTTCTATAGCTTTCATTATATGATCGTAAACTCTTTTATAAGCTTGAGTTGATTTGCCTATAAATCCGTTTGTAATAATTTGATTATTCTCTTGAGAGTCTCCAACAAGAAGACATCCTGCTGTATGCTCATCTGTGTTTCCACAGTGGATTAATATGTATTCAAAACCTGGGACATCCACAATATGAAGCATACCACGGTGAGCAGTCCCAAATCTTTTCTTATATTTTGAATGGAATCCACCAACTTTCCTAACCTTAATCTTGTAAGATCCAGCTGGTATACGAGTCTCCCCTTTAACTTTACTCTTTCTCTCCTCATCTTCTAGGGTGTAGCATAAGAATTTTTTACCATCTAGTGTGTTACTAGAGTCGAACAGTATTCCATTAGTAGAATCTGACTCACTAGAAAACCTTACTACCTCAAGTTCCATTTACGCAGATATGAATAACATGTACTCAAAAGTCATGCTAGTAGCTACACTAGGAGTAACTTTAATATCATTATCTGTATCATGAGCTCCCCAAGGTATAAACATCCAGTCTCCAGCATATAATCTACCAATCTCCTCAGCATTAATAGAAACAGTTAAGTATTCTGATCTAGTTGTAGAACAGTTCTTAACATATACTTTATGAGCTTTATTAGCACCATAAGCGGTGTGCGGAGCAGCGTTAAATAAAGTAACATCTGAGGTAGATGTTGTTGTTTTTCTAGCAGGTCCTCGAGCTTGTGTTACTCCAGTTGTTGTTCCAGCGTCATATAACGTAGCTGTTGTTGTTAAACTTAATGAGTCTGTTAAAAGATCACTAGATGTTAATGTAATTTGTGCTGTTGTTGTTGCCATTTGTAATTAATTTTTATATTAAGATGCTATTATAACCATATATTCTACTGTAACTGAAGTTGAGACATTTGGAGTTAACTTTACATCTGTATCACCATTCCAAGGGATAAACATCCAATCACCAGCGTATAGCCTACCAACATTTTGACTAGCAAGTTTAACATCTACTCTATCAGAAGCGGTAGTCCCAACATGTTTTACGTAAATCTTATGAGCCTTATCATCAGCGTAGTCCGCTTCAGCAAGCAAAGTATATTCAGAATTAGCAGTTGTTATCTTTCTGGATAAACCGCTAGTTTCAGTGACACCTACCGAACTTCCAGTATCAGTTAAAGTGGCTGTAGTTGTTAAGCTTAACGCATCAGTAGTTAAATCGCTAGATATTAACGTAATTTGTGCAGTCGTTGTTGCCATTTATTTTTTTTTAAATTGTTAATAATTTTATCAAATATAATTCTTTTATACCTTAAATCCAAGATCCAGGACTAAAAATATCAGTACCTTTATCCATAAATTTTGGAACAACTCCTTGTGGATCACTATCTCCAGTTTCACTAGGAACGTTGTGATCAAAAAAATCATCATAAAATTCATTAAAGTTTTCTAATAAATCATCATAATCCTCATCCCCTTCTTCACCAACACCTTTACCATTATATCCTAAATACCAAGTTTCCCAAATATCTTGAGAGGTCATCTCTGGTAATGGGTTAGGATCAAGTGAATACTTTAATCTAGCCATATAAGCCCCTGTTAAAGCGTTATCGTTGTTTAAGTCTTTAACAAACTTCTCCATACTCTCAGGGTCTCCAGGATTATAACCAGCTCTTTCTAAAAATTTATTGTAATTATTATTTCTAAGTTGATCTGTTTTTCTACCATGTTTGTCTACAGCATAACCACTTTTAGTAAGTATATCATTAAGAAAATCCTCATCTATAGACCATGGGCCGCTAGTGTAATCCCTATTATAAGAGTCATCATTATAACCTAAAGAGTTTTCTAAAAAAGCAGTGCTTATTAATAGTGCTGATAATTGTTTCTTGTTTTCTTCTGATGTATCATCATTCTCTAGAACCTCATTTATAGCATCCATTATTTCTTTATTTCTATCCTCTTCAGACTTTCCATTCTTTTTGTTAGCCCTTGTTCCTCCTGTTTTCTTTTTATTTAATAACATAATTATATTTCAAATCCAAAGTTTAATATCATAAGTCTACACCTTTTACATTCATTATCTTTTTCACAAGAGTTAAGGCAAAGGTAAAACTCAAATATAGTTAATGTTCCAAACCTTAATTTTATATCAAGTTTGTTTTTTTTATTTCCTTTTTTCCAAGAGTTAATCCAATTCATATTAATTAAATTTATTTAGTAATAATGTGTCAATGGAGTTCTGTACAGTTTTTTTATCAGCATCTAACTGAAACATAACAGTGGCTCCAAATTTTTCTTTAAGTATTCCGTTGTCAAATATAATAACTGTAGGTATAGCCGATACATCATAATTCATTTGAATGTCCATATGTTTTGATATATCTATTCTATAGACCATACAATCTTTTAATTTTTCTAATTCTTTAAACTCATTCTGAGCATTCCATCCAGCCCAAAACTCCACAACAACAATGTCTTTAGCTATTTTATTTTTAAAATTATCTGAAGAAATAAATTCCTGACTAAAGGCGGTACCACAAGTAAATATTAATATCATTAATAATATGTAAACAAAACCTGTAATATCTATTCTTTTTGTCATTTTTTTAGTTCTTTAAGTTCATCTTTAAGTTCGTCTAATTCTTTTATTATATTATCAATTTTCTGTCTAGCCATCTCATCTTTCATATTAAACTCCATTCTAGTTGGTGGCCAAGTTTGTGATGCAGCAGGATCCCCCATATCTATAGTATACGTTCCTGTTCCTGGCTTAGGTTTTTCTAGAGCCTCCTCAACTTTTTGTTCTAGCTCTACGAATTTAGTATTTATATTTGAAAGCATTCCATAATAACCAGCAATAGCGGCAGCTACACCAGCTATGATCCAAGCAAGGGTTTTAATACTTATTTTAAACTTACTGTCTTCTGATAATTCTTTTGTCATTTTATTTCTTTTTAATACCCCCCTAATAAAAGGGGGATATCTTTTAAATAGTTGTTATTTATTTTTTATCACAATTCTTCTCACAGTTTTTCTTAGCGAATTTTTCAACTCCACTAATACCAAAACAACCAAGAACAATCCACACAAATGAATCGTATACAAACTCGTTTATAACTAAGTCTGAGCCAGTCCATCCTGTAATCATATCAGCCATCATAATCATACACATAATAAGGAACGCAATAAAACCAACTATAGCTTTTTCATTCCAATCGTTATTGTCTTTAAAAATATTCATTATAAAATTATTTAATTATTAAATCCTTTTGCCACCATCATATTCCGTAGCGTGACCTTCACTAACAAGCATCTCGTTAATACAGGCTTGGGTTATTGTATCCTTTCCTGATAATTTGTTGATATATATAACACCAAGAACCCTTCCGTATTTTCCAATCTCCTTGCTTTCTAGTTCAAAAACATTAGCAGCTCCCTCCATTAATTCTATTAATCTTTCTTTAGCGGCCAGTCCTAGTTTTTTTTCTACTTTATTTCTAGTTCTAGACTCTGGTGCATTAATACCAGCAAGTCTAATTCTTTTTTTAACTTGTATATCAAAACCTAAGTCAATCATAGCATCTACAGTATCTCCATCTACCACCCTAACTAAGGTTGCGTTATAATAATGCATATTATTTTATTTTAAATTTAACCTTCCCGTCCTCTATGTACAAACCATTAGGTTTTCTTATCTCTTTACCTAGTAAATCATATATTCTATTATCTCCTTTAGAGTTTTCTAAAAACTCAGGTATATTAGACGTACAAGGAAGGCCCGTATCACAATCTAAATATTCTGTGTTAATTACCTCTACATACTCTATTATAGTATCTGTAGTAAAAAACTCTATGTATTCTGTTTCTATTTCTACTATTGTGTCAAATACAAACACATCTACATACTCTATTACATCTATAAACATAGTATCTAATGCTCCTTCCATCCACAACGTGTCTGTAACAAATATCTCTTCAAATATAGTTTCATATTCAATTTCTACTATAGTATCAAAAACTATTTGTGTAATATATTCTGTGTTATAAATAGTATCTGTTTGGAAAATAGTTTCATATATATAAACAGGTACATCTACATATACAGTATCACAATCTGGTGGGGGCGGTATACAATCTAAAGGTAAAGTAGGAACTACATCATCCCCCTCATCGCTGGCATCCACACAATCGACCCACCCATCGTTAATCCAAGATGTTTGAACACAGCCTAAAGGAGCGTATTGGGTCCAGTTTGCTGGATCATCTCCACAGTAAAACCCTTCTGCCTCAGCACATTGTAAACATAATTGTTGAAAATCGTATTGTGCGTTAGCAAACGAACTTATAAACGCAAATAGTATTATAATATATTTCTTCATAATTAAAATATTAAATAGTTAAACCCAAACTTTACTTCGTAAATTTCTTTACCCCAGTACCTCATGTGAGTCCCCTCTACAAATAAACCAAGGTTTTTAGTTATTCTAGTACCAAACACTAAACCAGCATCCCACTCTATATTGTCCCCATCATACTCATAAGAATATTCATCTAATCCGTAATGATATGGCAAACAATTAAACCAACCATGAATCCATGTTGTTGGTGTGTACTTATAATAAGCTAATCCTACTACAGCACTAAGCTCTTTTTGTAAACCTAACTTATCTAATTCTTGCTCATTAAATCTAGCGACAGCATCACCAAACCACCAATTATAAAATTCATCATTTGATGTAGCAATCAATATAGAATCACCGCTACTAACGTCATACCAGTTTTGATCTACATAAAAACCTTGTACCCACTGTTCTGAAGCGTAACCAAAATCTTCTGCTAAATCTTGAAATGTAGATTCTCCAGGTACCCAAAAATCTTCAATAGGGTTTATCCCGTATGCTGGGTGAACTCTAAATACACTACCAATAGTTAAATCCCAATTACCTTTACTCAATCTAAATCTGTAATCTAAAGAAGTATATTTTAAATTTACTCTTTGGTTGTCCGTGTATTGTGCTTTCGCAACGAATTTATTTCCAAGGTATCTAAGCCAGAAATTTTGCTCAGTAAACTTATCACCCCTATTCCGTATAAAAGAATAATTAAAAAGATACTCCCAACCAGGAGCGTTACCAATAGTAACGTTGTCTGCAGTATTTCTTTCAGTACCATAATACCATGTTTGGCGTTTTGTTTCATAATCAAATCTTGCTATTTTTCTCAGGCCTATTGTTAAATTATAATCATAAGGACTAACCCAAGTCACATCCTCATAACCTTTATCTACCGCTATATAGTCTTCTCTTTCTGTAAAAGGTGTACCAACCGTTACTGAAGTATAAAAAGTAGAATATTTAAAAAAGTCTTCTATTTGTGCACAACATTTTTTTGGTGTAGCACACGATATTAGTAATACTAATAATAATAATATTAATTTTTTCATTTTACAAATATAGTTATTTTTTATTAGACACCCTTAATTATCAGAGGTTTATTGTTTTTCTTTCTTTACGTATTCTTCCATTAAATCGTTCCAGTAATTTTTAAAATCCTCGTTTTTACTATACTCTACACGAAGGGTGTTAATATCTTTCCAAAGCTGTTCGGGAAAACCCTCTCCTTTTAATTTATTATACTTTTCCCAATCGTGAAAAAGAAGATATGCAGCAGCCTCAGGTTCATTGTAAACCTCAAATGCGTTAACAATATCCTCTAACTGAGGGCTCATTACACCAATACCTAATTCCGCATCAACCATTTTTTTAATCTGTTTCTTTATATAATCTTCTGTTTTTTCATTAAAGCCTTCGTCTGACAATCTATCTTCAGTAGTTATACCCATAGCCTCAATAAACGTTCTTTTAGCCATATCAATAGCATCATCTCCTATAAAATTATATATCTCTCCCATTGAAAGTTTTAAAGATATCTTTTCTCCTATTTTGTTGTTCACAAGGTACTTTTCCCCATCTATAGTTTTAAGCTCAAAACTATAAAAATCAAGTGCTTCATTAACCGATTTTTGTCTTATAGCTATTTGCTGATCTTTATTTTTAATTATCTCATCAGCATCTTTTTGTAATTGACTTTTCTTATCGTACTTAACAACCTCATAACTTATAAAATCATCCCCACCAACAGAGACACCTAAATCATGAAGATACCTAGAAAACCAATTATCAAACTCTTTTTGTTCTTCTACACTTAAACCTTCTTTTATTTTATATGTAGCATCAAATACTTGGTAAATAAAATTATCATCTAAATTAGTAAATATAGATCCTAACATTTCTTTTGTTCTTGTAACATCCCAACCAGTAAGATACTTGCTTATATCTCTTAAAAAAACATCTTTTTTCTCACTAAGTTTTTCAACCTGCAAGTGGCCATCTATAATCCTATCATCCCTTCTTATATTTCTATTTTTAAAAGCGTCATAATTAGCAAAGTATTTTAACGCTAAATTTAAAGTAGGGTATGACGATACCATATCCTCGAAGCTACCAAGCCCTGCGGGCATCATGTTTTTAAACCTTCTTAAATATTCTCCTTGATCAAAATAAGACTCAGGAACAAATGGTGCATATTCCCATAAAGAATTTGAAACCCCTCTCCCTAATCTTTTACCTGTTATATTTTCGTAAGCATAATCTTCAAAAATTGTACTAGGAAAACTTACAAACTCAGGCTTACGTATTTTTATATACTGAGGGCTTCCATCGTCATTGTAATATCCAGTTAAATAAACCCAATATTTATCTAAAACATGATCTGGTATTCGATCATAATCATACTTTTTATTTTCTTGTAACAATATTCTTAATCTTTTTTCCTCTTCTTTATCCCCCCTTTCAACAGCCTGTTCTATTAATTTTTCTAATTCCTCCTCATCTTGCTCTCCCTCATATTGATATCTAGATAAATTCCAGGCCATTAATCCAGCTCCTAAACCAATAGATATTTGAATTATATCTGACGCAAATAAGAAAGGGTGTTTTGATGCATGTTTAGCAGGTGTATAAACACTTTGCCAACTCGCATTAAGATAGGGAAATCCCATATGATCTAGAGCTTTTATAGCAGTACCACCTTTATTAAAGTTTACAGTATTAGTAGAGTTACTAACAGCCCTTTTCTTTATTGCTAAAAGATCAGCCCCTGTTGGTTCCTTACCTCCATTTTCTTTTTTCCAATTATTTGTGTGTCTAATTAAATTTCTTTTATAATTAGCTAAACGTCCCATTTTCTCAGAAAATTGATTAAGGTACCCTAAAAATCTTTTAGTAGCCTCCCATGACCCTCTGTCTACAGGATTTGAAAACGGTTTATCTATTCCCTCTATTTGACCTAAAGACTCCTCTCTTAAAGCTTGTTGTATAGCATCGTATTCTGATATGTTTGGGTCATTATTCATTATCTCAACTATTCTTTTAGATACTACATCTTTAGTTTCTTGAAGAAGATCTCCGTAACCACCCCTTCTAGAGTAAGCATAATAATAATCCATGCTACCACCTAGTTCGGCAAACTCTTTCCATAAAGGACCATCAAATGCGGCTTGCTTTGCTACACTCATCCAATCAAAAGCAGCTAATCCTAATTTAGCATAAGTAAAATATTTTGTTATAGGATTTCCATGATAAGTTTTTGTAGCTAAAACTTGTTGGGCAAAATCTAAAGGCATGTTTGCCATAAAAAATGAAGGATTACCAAAACCAGTAGCACCCGTTTTTATCCCAATAGAAAACATCCTAGGTAAAATTAAATCTCTAGCCGCCTGAACTACAGGTCTATTGTAATTACTTTTAGGCCCCGTGTTAAAACTTTTGTAAGAAGATTTTAAAACAGCAAACTTAATTTTTTTACCACCTTCTAAATAACTTACTTCAACATAATTCTCTGTATCTATAGGAGATTCTGGGGTAATTGTGTAACCAATAACATCCCTAACCTTAACAGTTTTACCATTTATTATTCCAAATAAATTTGATAAATTTTTAGTTTTTATAGGATCTTTTCCAGATTCAACTTCTTCCATTAATTTTATAAAATCAGCTAGTTTTTTTCTAGATTGATTTTCAAACCTAATCTTATAAGAGGCTGCTATACGCATTTGCATTAACCGTACTGGATCCATTAATAAAATCTCATCACTACCGTGCTTTAATTTTTTAATAGGGCCGTCTAAATTATCTATCATAGGGGAGTCAGACTTTCTTGTTCTATGAACATTGGTTTCTGCAAACAGAAGGTGATCTAAAAATTTTCTAGGGTTATAATTTATGTCTTTTAATTCCGCATAAAGATCAGGATCAATAAGTCCGTTATCAAACTCTGTTTTTAGTATTTTCTTATATTCCTCAAATATTTGATCACTCTTTCTTTTTTTAAGTTCCCACTCTGGGTCACTTTTTGATTTCACCTCAATAATCTTTTCAGCCCATTCTTTACTTAAACCGTGGCTTGTTTCATTATCAACATTAACTCCTGGAATCTTAGGGTGTTTTCTTCTATGAAATTTTTCCCCATCATAATTAAAACCAGAAGGCACATCAACGGTTTCTCCATTAGAATCTTTAGCAACTAATTTATACTGACCATTTTCTACCACATATGACATTTTATCCCCAACTCCCATTTTTTCTATTAACTTATCTAACTCTTTTTCTAAAGATTTAATTTGTTTTTTATCGGTAGTTTTATTAAGCTCTACTATTATAGCATCAGCAACTGATTTGTTTTGATCTGATAATTGATCAAGTTGAATAACTCTATATAATGTGTTTATAAAACCAATATCTTTTATTTGGGGTTTAGTTAAAGCTTTTCCTGTTTTAGTAAAAAGACCACCAACATAACCATATTTATGTATAGGATATACTCTATTCTTCTCATCTCTCCATAAACGGTTTTCAACACCTTTAGCGTATTCTTTAGCTGCACCTGGTGATTGTAATTCTAAACCCATCTCCACTAAAATCATCATGTCACTTTCTTTAAGGTTGTATTGTTTAGCTATATTTCTTATCCTTTTTCTAAGAACATATTTAGACTCAACCGTTCCTACCATAAATTTTTCTGGAGATTTTTTTATAAACTCTAATAACCTAGCGAATCCATTTTTTCTGTTTCCAGAAATCTCAGAATCATGCTTATCTTTTATAGCCTTTTCTATATCTAAAATCTCTTGTTCTGTGTATTCTCTATCAGGACCCCTGTTTTGTGATTTAGGTTTTATTTTTTTAGGTTCTTTTAAAACATCTTCATTAATACTTTCTTTATGAGAGTCTTCTTTAGATATTTCTAAACTACCATCTGAATTAACTGGTATTCCAAAGTCTGAAAAACCTTCTGGATTTAATATATCATCTACATGATTTTGGAAATGAGCTCTTATTTTTTCTTCTACAGATTTATCAAAAACCTCCCCTTTTTTTGAGTTAGCTTTAATGTAATTTATACCAGCATCTATGGAGACTAAAACATTATTAGTGGCCCTAAGAGTTTTCTCCATTACATATAACCCAGCCTTAACGATTGGTGTTATCATAAACGGATCATTATATAATCTTTTTCCTAGATCCTCTCGTAATTTTTTAAGTTGTTTAGCAAAGTCTAGTAAGATTTGAAATCTTTGAAGGCCTCTCTCATCATGTGCATCTCCTGATTGTTTATTAATGATATCCTTGGAACTGTCCCCATAGTCAGCCGCTTTTTGTTTTCTGGCAAGTTCTGTGCCGATGTCAGTCTTAAACGACTTTTCTTCTGATTTAATTGTTTCGTATTCGCCATTTGTAAAAATTTTAGTGTTAACATGTCCTTTCTCTATGGTGTTAAAAATACCTTCACCAAAGGTAGCTTTAATTTCTGCCAAAGCCGAGGCAGTGTTGTTTAAATGTTTTTCTTCAAACTCTTTTACATTATCTATAGTTAATCCATCTTCCATTAAAAATTCAGGTATAAACTGGAATGATAATCCTATAGTTTGACCCTCTTGGTTTTTATGAATAGTAAACCCATCTATTTCATTGTTACGAAGTGCGTCTGAAATTTGTTGTAACTCAGTTTCATTAACTGGGCTATTAAACTCTATTCTAGTAAAAGGTCTTGCGTTTGGATGAGAAGAATCTGTTGTTACAGAAACAAAAACTTCATTTTGATTATTATCAGACCCTATTTTTATAACTTGATTCACAACCCCTGAAATATCTGCGTCTTTATCAAAAACAATTTCAGCGTCTATATTTGGCTCAGCCTGACCCATATACATACCCTCTGATACAGAGGCTTTACCCGCTAAAGGATTTATTTCTAATATAGCTTCATTAAGATCGTTTATGGCTTGATCCATCCTAACCTCTCCATTAAGCTTATCGACCATCATAGCTTCTATTTCCATTTCAGGTAATCCCTTAGCTTGAGCCTCGGCAACAGCATCTGCTATTAAGTTATTCATTCTAGTTTGTTGTTGTTCAGTTACATTACCAATATAAGCCGTAGCTCCAATCATTAATCTTTCTGTAGACTTAGATGCAATAACTTGCTCTTCCATTGTAGATTTTTCAAAACCAGATTTATTAGAGTTCCATTTATTATTAAACCACGTATCTTTTTCTATAAACCACATAGCAGCTTGTAAATCATCTGCGTTCTCTAATCCTAATTTTTCAGCAGCTTTTTGATATACACTTTGAGCAAATGCAAAATCTTTAGCATTAACCCCATTTTCCTGTGAAGGACTAAATCTCCAAGGAGTACCTGAGTCCTGGTACAACAATCTTCTAAGATTTCTGCCCGCCCAAACATCTATAGTAGCTCTTTTATTTCTTCCAGAAAGATTTTCTGTAAATTGTTTAGTTTTAGGTCCTGGTTGCATATTCATCCAATGACCATATAAAACCCTAGTAATAGCACCCGTAGTTCCTGTTATGCCAAACATCATTCCATTTCTTTTTCGTATTCCAGAATTTTCAGAAGCTTGTTTAATTTGACTTATAAATATATCTTTTGTTTTTACTAAAGCTGGGTTTCCAAAGACACCTGACTCAAATTTTTCTATTATATTTTGGACATCTGTATTATAAGATTCTAAAGCTTGATCAAAATAACCCTGACTATACATCTCTATAGCCTCTGTAGCTTTCTGCCAATTAGCCTCTGGTGTTGATCTTGGAGATGTTACTCCTAGTAATTCAATAAAAGTATTAGAATTTGATCCAAACTTTTTTTGTATAAGATCTTTTGTTTTACTATACCAACCAAAACTCTCCTCAGAAATACCTTTGTTTTGATTAAATTCCTGAACCATTCTATCTGAAGAAACATTAATCTTCTGCTCCTCACTCATTCCTTTTAATACTGGGCTTTCGCTAAAGTCATAATTATATGTTTTAAAAAGAACCTCTCCCTTTGTATTTATAACCACCTTACCATCACCGTCAATCACTATCTCCAATGGAACTAAAGTTGGGTCTGTTCTACTAATATTTACTTTTTCTATAGCAGAATCTATTAATTTTAATTCAGAATTACTATAATCTTCCCTTGAAATAATAG